AAAAAGATAGGACTTGCCTGTAAAATATTTTATTAGAGATTTCTTTTGTAAAAAAATGAAAACTTGAAAATCATTTTCAAAAATAATATAATTTATAAAGAAGAAAGGAGACAGGTATGAATAGATTTTTACGAGTGACTTTCATTTTACTTTTCTTAGCTATGCTGGGTGCGGCTATGATCCAGATTTTCCAACCCCAGCTCTTGGGCAATGAGTCCATCTATGGTCTAGCTCCCTACTGGCAGCGGGAAATAGGTTTCTGGAATCTAGCTATTCTGCCTTTAGTCATTGCCACCAACATAAAATATGATTGGTTCTATCTGCGTATGACCTTGCTAGCACTGATTCTGGGTGGACTGGGCTTTGGTACCAACCATCTGCTGGGCTATCTTGAAAAAGCAAATCAAGCGAATCTACTAGGCTGGATTGAAAATTACCTGCTAGTCTGCTGCTGGATCATCGGTTGGGTATTAGAATCTAGAAAAGAAAAAATTGATATATAGAGTATCTACTAACTAATAGTGTAACGATAATCCATAATTATCATAGTTACACTATTGTTTTTATTCCTTATAAATTGTGGTCAATTGAAGAAAATATAAAATCTGGAGAAGATCATAAGGTTCTTCTCCTTTTTGATATGCAAAATGTTAATATTCTTATTTTGAAGTTTTCACAATTACGAAATCAAAAAAATTCTAGAAAAAATAAACCGATAGAATGAATCTACCGGTTTTTGAATCTTATGAACTAAATTAACGTACTGTACGGATATAGACAGCACCAAACTGAAAAGGGTAAAATGAGATAAAACCCTATAAAATAAGCCTTTATGCGCAACAAAACACATCTGCTTCTTGCCATAAAAATACAAAAGTTTACTACTTATGCCCCTTTTTTGCCCCTCTTTCGCTTAATTTTTCACGCAAAAACAGACCAGCATCGCTGCCAGTCTGCCAAGTCCGTCATAGCGGACATTTTCGAGATTTTCCGTTATAAAGGCAATTGTTTATCTAACACTATATAATATAAAAAAGCCCCAGCCTTTCAGCCGGGGTAGATTAAAATTTAAGAAAGATATTTTTTCGCATTTTCCGCTGCGGTTTTTTATTTGAACGTGCCCCAAGCTGCGCCGTAACGCTTGCCGTTTTGAGTAGGGCCAGTTGCGACAAAGTTCCGCTTTCCGCTTCCGCCGATGTAAGACACCCAGACAAAGCCATTAGCATCCACGATAACTGTGTCATACTTAAAGCTTTGTCCTTTAGTATATTGATCTACTACCTCTCCTGATGTATCAGGAGCACGACGGACATTGATAGCATCCACAGTCACGGTCATTGTGCCGTTTTCGGCGTATTGATTTGAGCCAGATACGCTAGCGGTTTCGTCAGCAATTTCGCCGTCTGATTGCGCTGGCGTGATAAAGTGCGCGACTGTTTGGAGGTAATCAGACGCGCTGTAATAATTGCGCACCGGGTAACGTGCTCCTGCGTAGTTTTGCTCGATTACAACCAATTGATCACCGTCGATGGCTTCGACAACCACAACGTGGCCATACGGGTTCCAATCTGTTCCCTCGATGGTCAAGATTTGACCACTCTGCAAGACTCCATCGTTAGTAACCGTCCAGCCGTTTGATTCCCAGTCATAGCTTGTGCCGATGTTTGCAGCGCAGATAGTATCACCAATCGCACCGCTAACATACCCAACACCAGCTCCCAATCCAACTGTACTGTCTGGATTGATGAGAGTCTCGTAGTAGCTTGCTAGGGCGTAACACTCCCCGTTTCCGACTGGAGTCCCAGACCCCACCAAAGCGGCCAAATCTTGTAATGCTTCATTTACTGTTGTCATAATTATTTTCCTTTCCAGTTTTCATTCATTTGCTTCACTGCGGCCTCGATAAAGACATCTAGGTCTTTATCAGGCATGTAAATATTATATTTTTCCAACTCAGTGAGTATCGCACCTTTTGCCTGAGCGAGCTTCTGCTCGCCCTTGAAGCCAGTTTCAGCTGAGACCTGCTCAACGGCATTCACGGCGTTTTTAGCCAAGATTTCGACAATCTTGATTGATTTCTCCCCGCCCTTTGCAATTAAAAACTCCTTGGCCGCCTTAACCACGACACCTGCCAGGATGGTCAAGATGCCAATTGCTGAACTCAAAATGAGCTCTGTAATTTGATTCATATTTTCATCACTCCTTCGTTTTATGATTATCCACACGCTCATTGATAAACGTTGTGATATAAGGGATTTTTAGACCTAAAATGTCCAAATTAGTTACTAAGCTAGCACCATAGCTAGCGCACAATGCCGTTATGATCATGTCTGCCAACGCCCCAGCATTAGCGAAAAGAAAAAACGGGTAGCCAATCGCTGTGATGATGAAGATAGCTGAGTGAGTCACAATGCCTGTCCGAGCCTTGCGACTCGAAAAGTTTTTCAAGGCCCAAGCCTTACAAAAGCCAGTAATCACATCAGCTATTACCAAAACAAACAAGACAAACACAAAGAAATGGTCATCGATCCCTGTCTCATAAAAGTCTTTAACGACCTCTATGATTGCCCAAATTCCATCTGGTTCTTGCATTCATCACCCCTTATTCTTCTCTACTTGCTTGTGCTGGCTCTGTCCAATCTGGGTTACCCTCTGCGTCAAAAGCCATGATGTAGTACTCAAGGTTAAACAGATCCGCTACGTTGATGGTTGTAGTTGTACCGCCCCACTGATTAAACGCCCAGACAGTTTCAACATCTTTAAATTGACGACGGCCATTGACGATGACAGGGCGCTTCTGTACGTCTCGGTACATATAAAAGTCATTCGTCGCATTTTTGCAGCGGATGAACTCACCATTTTCCTTCATGTACTTGAGGGCAGTTGCCAAATCAAAAGGTTCTTTGATGTTTTTAAGGTCAAGTAAAGTGTTTTCAGCAGTTGTAGTCATAATTATTCTCCTTTTTCTGTCTCTGGTGCTGCGCTTGTTTCAAGCGAGTTTTCAAGCTCTGCATTACGCTCTAAAGCTTGCTGCAGTTGAGCTTGCAGCTCTTCTTTTTCAGCTTCAAGCTTTGCAATTGTTAACGATTTGCTAGCAATTTCGATTGCTAGCTTCGATTGTACTACTTCATTCATATTTTACCTTTCTATCCTACGTTCCGGACGATGTCCCACGCTGCTTTTCTTGAGTTAATCAAGTTTTTCATCGCTTGGGTCATAGTGACTTGACCGCTTGCAGCGTGGTTTAAGATATTCCAAATCGCTGCTACGCTTTCTTCTAAGCGGATGAACTGTGTCGGGCTATCTGTGTCTCCTTTTGTATTACGAGGCACGACGAAATGTCGCGCCCAAATTTCTGAGTTTTTGTTCCAGACACCGGGCGTCATCGTTTGTGTTACGACGCTAAAATTCCAGCCATCATCACCCTGCGCGTGTCTCATGTGATTGTAGTCTCCAAATTGATAGATTTTATCAACGCTATTATTTGAGTTGTTGTCAATGACAAGGCCCGCAAAAGAAACCGATTTCCAAGCGTTCGTGCCATTTCGGTTACTACCGATGATGGTCCGCCCGTGATTCTGGCCGTTTTCCACTTTGTTTTCGTAGCGGATAAATTGCGTTGGATAGCCTGCCAAGACCCGCTTGATGGATGCGTCGTCGTTGTAAAAGAGTACATGACCATCATTTAGATTGATCTGCATCGCATCGTTTTGAGCGCTAATAGTCTTACCTTTCATCCACTCGATAAACGCTAACTCAATCTTAGACTTGATAAAGTTAGCATCTAAACCAACAATCTTATTAGCATTTAAGTTAACAATGTTAACGTTCGCAGCGTTAAGCGTGCCCGCTGTGATTTTGTCAGCGAGCATACTTTCGATCATAGCATTCTTGATGACGCCATTATCAATCAAAGTTCGTCCATCTAAATGGATAGACTCGCCTTGGATACGGACATTCGGGCCAGTCGCGTTGATTTGACTGATGATGTCGCCATTTGAGTTGAGATGCTGCACCGCCCATGCATTTGCTATCTGATACTGCACAGTACGAAGACCAAGGTTTTGGGACACCTCAACCTGAAACAGCTCGTTAGATAAGGCCATGCGAGAGACCTTGTCTGCGACTTCTTTTTCAGTCGAACCAATCAATCGCTCGTAGAGCTTACTTGTTTCCTGCACACGCTGGAAATCGGTCTGGCTAGCCTTCCCAGCTACTTGTTGAGTAATCGTAGTCAGCTGCCCTTCAGCTGTCCGCTTAAACTCAGCCAGACTCGTCTTAGTCTCGTTAAGACCAGTCTCGACTTTACCGACTTTATTCAGGGTTTCTTGCGCTGACTGCTTCCAGTTGTTAAAACTGGTCAATGATCCATTAGCTGTATTAAGGGCAGCTTGGACGCTGGCCAGTTGACCGTCTATGCTTTGCCTGTACTCAGCCAATTTGGCATCTGCGTAGCTCTGGCCATTAGCAGGAGACGGCTGGTATGGCCGCTTCATCGCGCCCTCGTAGACATCAATCTCGCTGATCCAGACGGTTGCACTGCGACCATTGCTAGATCCCATATTGTCAAATCGCAAGGCAAACCCATCAAAATCACCGCTATTAAACTGGACTGTGATGCGCTCAGCTTGGGTTGGTGATAAGGTCCTATTATATGTATGCAGGGTCTTCTTCCAAGCATGGTCTGTGTTGGTCAGTAGACCAACCAGCGCCCGAAAACCTGTGACATTGCTCGACGCAAATGCAGTAAACGACAATGTGTAATCTGTATTCCGCTTCAGCACATTGTACTGATTTTGTTGCATAAAGGCGATAGCTGTCTCGGTTGTGTCCAAGACAAACATTGTGGCTGTACTGTTTTTAAAAAACGAGTGCTTACGGTTTACCGTAAGCTTGCCATTTGCAGGCCAATCCTTAAGACCAAGCTCTGTAGCACCGTTTGAGACAAGATTAGGTCCACCTGAATTCAACTCCTCAAACCGTCTCGCCAACCCTCGCACGTCCTCTGTGTGCTGTGCCTTAGCCACGTAGCCAGCCTCAATAACTTTGCGCTCTGCTGTCAGCTGACGAGCCGTCTCTTCACGAGAGTAGCTACGTAGAGCTTCCGCTCTTGTGCCGTCAGCGTTGACGTAGGTTTGGACAGCTGTAAGGTCAGTCCGTAAACCCTGAGCTGTCCGCTCAAATACTGCCTTGGCCTCGGTGATGAGGCCGTCAGCATCCTCTGGAGCGGGTGACCAATCTGTCTTAAATGAGCCTTGCTCTACCTTAACCTCCCAGACGCTTTTAAGCTTTTCGGGGTCTTTGCGATAAGTGTTGACTCGCAGATGGTAAGTGCCCGTCGGACGAGTCCAGACGAATTCTGTTCCTGCCGTGCCAGTTTTGGCATCTGACACGATTTGGTAGTTCGCGACGGCCTTGTCCATCAACCACAAGACTACATTATCTGACTCTTTTGAGCCATTGTGCTGAGAATCAAAAACTCCATCAGTTTTCGCCGAAATTCTATATTTCTCATTTTGGACGAGGTATATAGATGTCTCATTATGATATAGCGCTTGGTTATCAAAATTCGTAGGGTTTCTGTTTGGCTTAAACGGCCCTTTCGACCCCTTCAGCAAATTCCGCCCGCCAACCGACAAACTAGCCAACTCCTCCCTCAACCGTCCAGCCTCAGCCGTTACCAAGGCCTTATCAGCCTTGTCTTTCGTGGCGTTGAGGATTTCCTGACGGATTCCGCTTGCTCTCACCTCAAACACAGCTGTGCTCAATTTTGAGTCCAGCTTGTTATCCATGTTGGTCTCGAGTGACTTGACTGAGGCTAATATCCTATCAGAGAACAAGTTTAAGGCGCTTGAGTCTGCTTTGGTTTTGAGACCTTCCCGCAAGCTGGACACCCCAGCTTCCAGCGAGTCAGCTCGTTGCTTAAAGCTAGACTCTACGGCTGTGACACGCTCGTCTTGGTCTTCAAGGGCTGGACTCCAATCACCAATCATATTTCCTTCAAAAAGCGCTGGGGCGCAGATTTCAACCCATACTCCCTCTTTGCCTCCGACTTGCGGGCCGTGACGACCAATGATGACCGTTTTAGCTTGGTCTATTGCCGTTTGGGTCCATTTAACCCAACACAATTGCCAATCCTTCGAGAGACGGATGATAGACAAGCCATCTGACGACCTTGATTTATATCCGCTGCTGTTTTCCGATAACGTGACTGTGTTTGGATTGTATAGATGACATCGTATAGGATAGTCATTTTCGCTAGCTCTCGCATAAAAAATAGCAATATACTCTGTACCAGTCGTTGAGATGACCGTTCTTTCCACATAGCTATCACGATAGCTGGTTGCTCCCGCAACCGTCCTGATGACCTTAAAGCCATTGTATTCGCTAGCTGGCTTGTATCTCGCAAGCTCTTTTGTGCCTTTTAACAGATTTCTACGACCTAAATGCACGCTCGCAATCCGACTTTTCAGCTCCTCTGCAGTCTGTGCGACCTCTGACCTACTAGCCTTACCATCCGCCACATTGACCAGCTCTGCCAGTCTGTGAGTGGTCGTCTGCTCAAACGCAGCCTGAGCGGATTTCACGCCTGCAAGCTCGGTTTTGGTCTGGTTGAGTGCTGCGACTTGCTTAGCTATCTCAGACTCTGTTTGAGACTGCTTGGTGCGTATGTTGGCCAAATCGCTTCTTAGGAGCGTTGTTTGGTCGTTTGCTGCCTTCTGAGCGCTAGCAAAGTCAGATTTTAGTCGGTCAATTGCAGCTTGGTTGGTCTGCTTAGCACCGGCCAAGTCCTGATTGAGCTTGGCGATAGCACCCTTGGCCGCTTCGATAGCTGAGGTATTGGCTCCAGCCGTGCGGAGGGCTTGGTTGGTTTGCTCCTTCAAAGCTAGGTCACTAGCTTTCATAGCCTTGTCTAGTTTTTCGATTTCGCCCGAAATCTTCGCTCTCAAAGCCTCACTGCTAAAAGTTCGCAAGATTTCTTCCCAAACCTCTCCCGTCCAGCGCAGCATGATTTTGTGGCCTTCGTGTTCTGGGTCTGGTTTGTACCAAATGTCGTTGATCAGGACTTTTCCGGGGTGTTTCCCAGTCGGGTCTTCAGCGCCATACCAGTTATTATTAAAACCATCTGCAGTCGGCAGATAATCAGGGAGATTTTGAACAAAATTGGAAAACTCATTGGCCACAAACTCATCAATAGCCTTGTCAGCAATCGTCTGAGCTTTGGCTTCATTACTTTCGCCAACTCTGTCGCCTAACTTAATGTCACTTGACTGGTCATTCAAACGGTTAAAAGTGATTTCAAAGATACGGGTATCATAATCTAGCTTCTTGTCATGTCTGACTACTCGGATAGTGTCGCCGACTTTTGCACCTCTCAAATAAACGCTCGAGGTCTTTAGGGTCAGTTGTGGTCTAGCAGCATTGACTAACGCCTTGTAGGTGCGTTCCAACAATTGCTCCGGATTTTCTTCCTCTGGAAAATCCACAAAACCAATTTTAGGACGCATAGAACCGTCAGCGTTCTTAATGCCGTAAAGCTTGGTCATGGCTGGCAGTTCGACGTACTTCTGACCTTTCGGCTTGTTGACTGGTTTTCCACTCGCTGTTGACCAGACGACATCTTCAAAAGTGATTTTTCGGCCGAAGCCGTTCGCTTGTTTTCCAGATTCTTCAGCCGAACTGACTTGTTCGCCTTTACCTCGACCTACCAAAGCTGTGAAAATGTTGGTTCGTTCGACTTCTTGGAGGATTTGCAGGGCATTATGCCCGTAAACCACACGCTTACCAATCGCTTGACCGATTTTTCGCTTAAAATCAATATAACGAGCGCCTATACGGTTCCCGTTCATTTCAACGAAAAATTGCATCTCTAAGTCCCAGACTTCACACACTTTCTTGAGCGCATCAAAGACAGAAATGTAATAAAAGTTGGTGCTGTGCGGAGTTGTCTCTCCAACAAAGCGAGCTTGCCAGTTGGTGCCAGATAGCAGATCGTTGATGACTTCTCTAGCAAAAGCGTTTTGAGGGCGCTTGTCAAAAACCGGAGATTTTCTCAGCTCTTCAATTCCCGACTGGACGCCGATTAACGTTGTTAAATTTTCTGATGATTTTTGAGCAACATAAAAATAGTGGAATGTGTGAGCATCTTCCATGGTCTGAATGGCCATATATTCCACCTTTTCCAACTCATCATCGTTCAGAGCTTTCATCTCAACAGTCAATCTATCAGATACATATCGCTCTTTGGTTAGAGAGTATTTTTGGAGGGCTGTTTTAATAGCTGGTTTTCTGATGATTTTGATTAATTTCTCGTCTTTATCAAACAAATAAATCATGCTCGCTCATCCCTCCAAACTACTCTTTTAACCGTAGCATTCTTAGCCGTGATAATATCACCGTTTTTGACAGTAAATTGCTCTAGCGGACTAAACCGCTCTAGCTCGCTAAGAATGTTTCTACCGTTGTAAACAGCAGTCACTTCTTCATTTCCGAAAGTTATAACAAGATCCTTTCCTGCTACATACGAGCCGGAAAAAGATAATACTTTCGTTCCGTTGATGATTTGTACTTGGTTCACTGTCCCGGTCGGTGTGACCGTTATAGACTCAGGTAGTACTTCCAAGGCATCCGATAAAGCAATAGGCCCAGTTGAATTCTGAGCCTGCTTTTTCTTATAACCATCTGGGACAAGGAGGGTGAACTTGCTGATGATAGACAAGCTTTTTTCTTCGATCTCATCAGCTCCGCTGAAATAGCCATAATAGACATACTCGGGTTCGTCTTTAAAAGTGATTTCGAGGAAGCCACTGCTTGCGTGAGTTCTCAAGATCTTATTCAATTTCGCAAATTTATCACGCATCTTAGGGCTAGTATCAGCTTCGAGTTTGTACTTAATTTCAAGTTGACGCTCATCGTCTGAAACATCCTCCACCCAAACACCACGCCGCCCTGGAACTGAGCTTTTTTTGACCGTTTGGCCAAGCAAGCCTCTTCCTGTCACCGTTAAATGCGTGTAGCCGTCAACCAATCGATTGAGAGGCGTTCCGTTGATGGACATATTGTCACTAGGCTCGAAAGCCGTGATATTATTATTTTTCTCTAACTTTGAATAACCATACATTGCTTTCTCCTTTCTAGTAACTGTCCAAAATTAATTCCATCTCTTGTGCATTCGTGATATCTTCGGTAAATGCCCGATAGACCGTATTTCCCATTTTCAGTACGATATCCGCTGCCTGTTGTCCAACGGTTAACGTGCCGCCATCAAAGGACACAGACGGGTCATAGGCTGTCAAGCGTCCTAATTCTCCATCAACTGCGCCAAGCTCACTCTGCAAACTGCCAGCGATGTCTTTGCCGGTAAAAGCGTCGATGGCCCCTTGAGCCATGTTTCCAACTGCCTTCGCAACTTGTCCAGCTTTGCTAACGACACCGATAATAAATCCTTTATCTGTATAGATACCAAACTGCTCGAATACTCGTGACGGCGAATGGATGCCTAAAAGACCTTTCGCCCAGTCTATGGCACCTCTTACCGCTCCACCAACCGCATCAATTAACGCTCCTGCTGCATTCCTAACCCCGTTGACAAATCCCATAATAAGGTCTCTACCAACGCTGATTGCGCTACTGATAAAGTTTCTTGCAGCGTTTACTGCGTTGTCAAAACCGTTTCTGACAGCCGATACAATCCTTGGTCCGGCATTCGTAACTGTGCTTACTAGATTGTTCCAGCCGTTCGTCACAGTGGATTTGATGTTTTCAATCGCGTTTGAAATAGCAGATTTGATATTGTTCCAAGCATTTTCAGCCGCTGACTTGATATTGTTTAGAGCGTTTGAAATGAAGTCCTTGATAGCATTCCAAGCTGTTTCGATGCCGCTCTTGATTGTGTCCATCACATTGCTGATAGTGGTTTTGATGAACTCCCAAGCTGCGCTAGCTGCTGATTTGATTCCGTCCCAAATTCCTGACAGGAAAGCAACTATAGCATTCCAGATTTCTCCTGTTTTGGTCTGGATGATCTCCCAAGCATTTGAAATAGCTTGTTTGATGAGGTCGAAATTCCCAGTCACCAAACCAACGATAGTCAAAAGGATTGCTGCAAAGACTGCTTTGATAATTTCCCAAGTGGCAGACCAAATGGTCGAAATCGTATTCAAGATTGTCTGGATAGTGTTCCAAATAGTAGTCAAAACAGAAACAATCGTTGTAGAAATAGCTTCCCAAATCGGCGCGATAACCGCAGAAATCGCATTCCACACCGCATCCCAAGCGGTCTGGATACCAGTCATGATGCTTTGGATAACCTCCCCAACAGCTGTGATAGCATTGCTGACTGTTGTTTTAATCCATTCCCAAATTGGGGTAACAACTGCCATGATAGCGCCCCAGATAGCATCCCAGATAGATTTTAAGAAGGCCATGCCGGCTTGCAGGATTTGAACTAGACCATCCAGAGCAATCTGTACCAGAGATTTGATGCCTTCCCAAATCGTTCCGGCGACTCCTTTGAGGGTTTCCCACGCTCCAGACCAATCTCCATTCATGACCTGCATTACGGCCTTAATGATGCCTAATACAACGTCTAAAGCCGTCTGAATAACGGTTTTAATCACATCCCAAGCGGTTTTCACGATAGCAACAATGAGATTCCACGCTGTTTCAATGATTGGTGCTAAAACATTCATAACCGTCTCGACTACTTCTTTGATAGCGTTCCAGACTGTGCTTGTAATGGATAAAATTAAGTCTTGGTTTTCGTTCCACCACGAAACCAGCTGGCCAAATAAATCCATGACAAAAGACACCACAGTCTCAACCGCTGAGCTGATGGCTGTCTTGATAGCTTCCCAAGCTGCATTTACCTTGTTTCGGAACTCCTCGCTAGTGTTGTAGACGCCGACCAGAACTGCAATCAAACCAGCTATAACAGCAACAACAGCTAGAAAAGGCGCGCCCAAGGCTGACACTGCACCTACTAATTTTGCAAAAGCAAGGCTCAAGGCGCTCCCTCCGCTATTTAGCAAGGCAAACCAGCTGCTTACTTTAGCAAACACACCTCCGATTGCTGTGATGATCGAAATAAATTTCCCGACACCGGCAACAAGACCGCCTAAGACTGTCAAAACAGGTCCTGCTGCTACTATGATGGCTCCAAGCCATTTTTGCCAAGGCGCTAGCGGTAAATTATCCCAAATCGTCCCAAGAACCCGCACCACATTATCTTTAAACGTGAGAACAGTCTCTTTTAGACTTTCCATCAACACTTTGATGTCCGCTTCGTTGTTCCCAAGGCCGGCCACGAGGTTCTGAGCCGCTGCTTTCATGGCTGCGAATGAGCCTGACACGGTCTCACTAGCCTCTTTAGCAGTCGTTCCGGTGATTCCCAGTCTGTCTTGTGTAATTCCGATAGCCTCAATCAAGGTGTGGAAAGGAATATCTTTGACATTTTCGGCCGTTGCTTCAAATTCGCCGTTTAAAACACCCGATTCGTTGACCAAACGGGCCATTTCGCTAGCGGTACCACCATAGCCTAGCTTAAGGTTGTCTAACATCGTGTAATTGTCTTTGGCAAACCCTTGATAAGCGTTTTGGATATCGGTCATGCTGGTGCCCATTTTGTTTGCGTTGTCTGCCATTTGTATGATGGCTTTATCTGCATATTGCGCAGCTTTGGCAGTATCTCCTCCTAGACCTTGTAACAAGGTTGCTGAAAAAGACGTAACTTGCTCCATGTAGGAATTAGCCGAAACCCCAGCTGTTTTAAAAGCCTTATTGGCATTTTCAATGACGTTGGTGCCGTCGTTTGTCATTGTTTGATACAATTTTCTGGCTTCTTCTCGGGTCATCCCGTACTCTTTAGCAAGATTGTTTACGCTCGTTCCGTTTTGCTTAAAGAGCGTTTGGACACCTCCCAAGCTTTGCTCAAGATCTGCAAAAGATTTCACGACACCTCCGACCGCTCCAACGACTGGAGCAGTGAAGCCGGCAGTCATCCCAGCACCGACCTTCATCATGGAGCCTCCGATAGCGCTCAAACTACCGCTTATTCTGTCAAAGCTTGAGCCGGACTGATTTTGGAGGCTTTGAAGAGACATTTTAGCCTCTTTAAGACCATTTGCGAAGTCTGATACATTCGCTTTTAAAATCGCCGTGACATCAAATGTTGCTCCCATCAAAGACCTCCTTTCCTATCATGGTTGAGCCTCCTATTACGATCTGCCATCGTAAGACCTTTTTTGATTTCTTTGTCCTCGGTCCGAAAAATTCTTTCAAATTCTTCTTTACGATTGTAAAAATCGTCAAAGGTTTTAAATGCAGATCTGACGCTCTTACCACTCCCTTTTGTAGCTTGGACTCGTTGATTCATCCAAGCTTGGATTGCTGCGTTATATCGCTTATCTTCCTGCTGAATTGCATAAGCTAGATTGTAAATCTCGAACTCGACAAGCGTTGTTCTTGCCGCTTCTAAAAAGCTCATTTCATGTCTTGCGATCAGCAAAGCGATAGCCTCGTCATATCCAAAAATTGAACCCGAAGCCCCTTCTACTCTGCTAGGTTCATCGCTTTTTTGAGCAGGGGTGACGCTTTTAACTCCGCAACAATCTCTTTGATTGTTTCGTCGTATTTATCATTGATGATCAAGTCTTCCAGAAACGCTTCAATGCCTTCATTGCTCGGCTTCTTGCCTTCTGTAACTGTCCCAGCTTTGATAATGTCCACAAAAGCCATTGGATCGTTAAGTGCTTGTCCAGCATTAAAGAGAGTCATTGCTCCGTAGCCGGTCTTCATACCTTCCAATTCCGCAGAATGAAGTCGGTTCATTTCGCGCAAAAATCCAAGACCAAATCGCAAAGTGTAATCACGTCCGTCAATGTGTAAAATCATATTTTCTCCTTTTCAAAAAAATAAAAGGGGCGTTTAACCCCTTTTAGAATTATTAAACAGAACGACCTGCAACAGCCGTTTCTTTGGCAAGCGTATGGTAGTCGTACTGCGCTGTTTCGACAGCTTTCTTTTGAGAGTCCGTCAGTGAGTCGGTGTGAATGATGCCGTTTCCGTCAATGGCCATTTCGTAAGATAATTCAATCTTATCGTCGGCCGGAGCAGAAAGTTCAAAGCTCTTGAAGTAGCCTTGGTAGTATTCCACGTCGTAGATTTCTTTCCCTCCGGATTGGCGCACGCTGCCAAGGTCAACGATCCAACATTCAATTTTTTCGTTGTTTGCGAACCATTTCCGCATTTCCTTCCACATGTTGACCGTGTCACCGTCTTCGCGGTAAGCAAGCGATTTGAACTCACCGCTTGTTTCGCCGTCGGAAATCGAATTTACCACACCGTCCTTGGTCTTTGTACTTTCAATCTCTTTCTCTGGATTGATTGTTAGCTCGACCTGAAAGCGGACCTTTCCAGCGTCCTGTTTCGCTTGGTCTTTTAATCGTCGGAAAAACACTACATAGTCTTTTCCTAACACTAATTCTGCCATTTATGTCTCCTTCTTTGTGTAATTAAAAGTAACGTCCAGCGCAATGTGAAGCAAAGGCTGGACGTCTGTGTTATCTGGTATGACTTGTTTTGAGGTCGAAAGATGAGCTAACTTATACTCATATCCATCTTTTAGCAGCTTCACCGCTCCTTCCAAGTAAGCTGAAATCTTGTCTAAACGAGCCCTGTGCTCTCTTAAACCGTAGAGATGGATTGTCTGCCTTACCGTCCCTAAAACGTCGTTATTAGGGATGTCAGAGCCGTTGCTCTCTCCCAAATAAACAAAGGGATATTTAGTCTCAGCATCTGGTAAATGGTCGTATGTATCGACCCTTGCGTTGCAGAGTGAGAATAAACTTCTGAATAAATCATGATTCGGGGTCACCTAAAAGCTCCTTTCATCACTTTTGTCATGTCCTTTTGAAATTCAGGCTGAATTTGCTCCAACATAGGACGAAAATGGGGCTTACCGGGCTGAAATCGGGTACCGTATTCCTGATAACCATCATATCCAGCTTCGCCGTGGATATGAGCTTCCATTCCTGGATAGGAGGTGGTGATATGGTCTTTCAAAAATCCAGTATCCTTGGGCGCTAGGTCTCTAGCAATTCTCTTCCCTTTTTCGCCATTATTTTTCAAAACCTGCAAAGACTGCTCAACTGCTTTTGGATGGGCGTTACTGATGGTCGCGGTTAATTTCTCTATGCCTTGCCATTTGATTCCCATGCTACCCACCTACCTTTTTGAGCCTGACAGCCCCTTTAATCGGGGCATCTATCTGATCCATAGGGGCATATTTGCTGCCGTCATAAATAGCGGTAGCAAAAGGTTTCTGTTCTTGTTGAAAACGGCAAATCATGACCGTATCAGTCTGATTTCCGTAATCTTTAAAAACCCTTGCTTGACGGACGAAGTTGACTAGGCAGGGCACGACTTCTTCTTGACCTTTAGTAGCCTCGTAGCTATCCGTTTCTGGATTGTATTTTGGCGCTTCAGTCGCTCTAATAAGGGTGATCCGGTGCGGTGTCTTCATAAAAACACCACCTTTCCCCTCTCTCTCAGAGAGCCATCCAGGCCAAAATCTTTGTTTAAAATGGCCATATAAGGCTTAAACAAATTATCCCAATCCTGATAAGTCACAGAATAGCCATCCACGGTCTCAGAAGTCACGCCCTCAGACCCTTTGCGCCCATAAAGCTTATAAACAACATTTTCGATCATAAAATTGTACTTCTGATCAATCTCTGTTGTTCCTGTCAAGCTTTTGAAGTAGCTTTCAGCATCTTCGACTAGGTCCTGTAACAAGTCATTTTCTTTTGTGTCGTCGGGAGCAATACCCAGCCGACGCTTAATTTTGGCTAGCTGAGTATTTTCCATGGTTATTCTCCCTCAGCGCCTTCGAGTAGGCCTTTCAATTCGTCCTTGGTAGCACGAGAACCATACTTAATGCCAAGCTCATCAAGTTTAGCCTTGAGTTCTTTCACGCTTGGATCAGGTTCAGCTTCAGGAGCTGCTTCTTCTGCAGGAGTTGTTTCTCCCTCAGCGCCTTCGAGAGCAATAACTCCCTTTTCAAGCAGCTCCTTGATTCGATTGTCAGAGACCGTCAAATCTGCGCGCGGATAAACTTCGCCCGTTTCGTACAAGCGGTCATTATCTTTAGTGTCGATGATGTTTGTAGTTACAATATAAGTCATTTACAAGCTCCTTTCTAAACGTTTGCAGCGTCTGTCAATTTAGCGAATGCGTCTGTCTTCGTGATCATGACCGCGATGTCCATCGTGGCACGGATAGCAATCATTTCTTGCTCAAACAAGTTGACAGGAGTTCCGTCTGCATTCTGAATTGTTGAGATTTGACCTTCTTCCGAAATCTTATAGTTGATGTTGTAAGGTACACCATAAATAAGATTGTCAAAGTTACCAGCGATCAAGTCGCCTTTCTTAAAGTTCTTAGACTTCATGTCCACGGTCACGATGCCATCAAGCTTGTTGCTTTCTTTGTCGTAAATCGTCTTCTTGTCGCCGTCACGAGCCTCGCGGAGAGCTGAACGGTTTGATACACGAGATACAAACGCATTGATTTCAACATCAGAATCCAGCAACTTATCTTCAAGTTTCAAGATATTTTCAAAGTTGATCGGACCACCAATCACCTTGCTTGCGTCTTTGGCAGCTTTAGCGACCGAATTAGCAAATGGCGTTTCATGGCCAAGGAGGCCAGCTTCATCAATTTTGGTATAAAATGCTTCGACGATCTGAGGTTTCATGTCGTTGAAGAATTTCTCCCAAGTGTAATTCAGTGCTTCACGAGAAGCTAGCAAGATGATACCCAACTTATGGGCTTTCAGCTTAACAGGAATTACTTCCGGCTTGTCTGTCTTGATCTTTTCAGTTTCATTCACCCAGTAAGCAGAAACTCCGTCCGTTTGAACGTAGACCGTTTTCTCTTGCTCTCCGTCCATTTCATGGTATTTCCCAAGCTGCATCACGAGCGAGTTCTTAGAGACCTCTTTCATGATGATGTCTGTAAATTTCTTGTGAAAAGTTCCGTCTTTTTTCTCGGAAACCAGAACTTTCTCAGGGTTAAAAGTTTGTACTGTCATTTATTTCTCCTTTTTTTAGATAATGCGTGAGTCGCGGAAGATTTCTCCGGGACTTTTTGAGTCCGAACTGCCAAACGACGATGAAACGCCCGGGGGTTCAGATTGAGTGTATTCAGCTTTAATTTCGCTGATGATACTTTCAAAGTCTGCGATTGCCTGTAAAGTACCGTCTGCGGTATCTTTAACCACAAAAGAGAGCACCTTTTCGTTTACCGGCAATTTTCGGCTGGAAAGCGTCTTGATAGCTTCGTCCGTCAATTCTCGCTTGGTTTGCTCTTTCTCCAAACCAGCGATTTTGTCTAGCAAAGCCTGTTTTTCAGCTTCGGCCTCTTTTCGGCGGTATTCCTCAAGCTCTTTTCCGGTCAATTCAGACTCTGCTTTGTACTTTTCGAGAGCTTGTGCAATAGCTTCTTGTGTAGCTTGAGCGTGCTTTTCCTCCGCTTGCTTCAAGCGGCGTTGCATTTCAGCAAGTGAGACCATCTTTTCAGCTTCTGGCTTAGGCTCTGCAGCGCCTTCTTCGTTTCCCGAAGCTTCAGGATCTCCTTGAGGCTCTCCGCCTTCAGCAAAAAATTGAAGATTGCGCAAGTTCATGCGCAACATAGATTTGTATTCTGCCATTTTTGGCTCCTTTCTTTACGCTTTTACGGGCAACCTCCCCGAACTCATGCACCTTTTTATGTCTTCAGCACGGTTTGGACAATAACGCGCACCGATGGACTCGAACCACCCGCCAGATTTCAAGACTCGAACTTGATTAACCCGTGAGATAGGATTGAACTATCTCCCCTTTGTGCGCATAAAAACCGTACAGGATTCCATACGGTTTATAGTGATTTATAGCAATTTATAGCAATTTATAGCAATTTATAGCAATTTATAGCAGTCTTTCCTGCCAGTCAAGATGTTGGATCACCTCCTAATCTTTAATGGCACGATTTGAAACCTTGGCGTAAACATCCACATAAGTCTCTTTCTTGTCTCCGTTATGCGTGATTTCTGCATAATCTCCACAAGGTTCGCTTGATGTAATTGCGTTCGTACTAACAAGAGCTTTCCAGTTTTGCAGGGTCTTGCTAAACCAAACTACAAAGCAATCTTCTGCTTTGATTTCACGACCTGATAAGCGCGAAAATTCTTGTGATGCCAATCGTTTTGCTTTTTCTAACATTTTTATTCCTCCATTTTTTCGTATGTTTCTGCAAAAATATCCGGCTTGCATGGATAAAATTCACCTTGCACGCCTTTGATAATGTAGTCCCCTGCTCTAGCTACCATTACCCCCTCAAGAGTCATAATAGATAAATCATGAGTGTTTAAATCGTAGGGTACAGATTCAACACCCATAAAATCAGCGATTTCTTTTACATTTTCGCCAGTCCACTTGACCGCCTCAATTATTACAGGTTTCTTTCTGTATTTCATTTCTTCATACCTACTTTCTACCAAACCAGCTTGGCTTTTTCGATTTGCTAAACGAAATGACAGCATTGTCCAAATCAAGCTTCATTTTCTCGTTGGCAGCTTCCAACTTGTCAAAACGCTCATTTGTTGCTTGGACATTGCGAGAATTTAGGTTCTGCATCTCTTCGATTATCTTGCCTTGCATATTGATTGTAGCTTTTAGTGAAGTTACTTCAGCAGCTAATGCAGCGTTCTGTCTTTCAATTGCGCGTCTTTTAGACGCTTTTTTCTTAACTCGTTTGTTCATTTTAGGACTCCTGCTTCATTACCATTTGCCAATAGTAAGATATTGGCTGGTTATATTTTATTTTTGATGTAATATAAAGACTTGGGCTGATGGGTAAGCACTTATAAAGCCAAACACATCTTAAGAATTTCAACAATTTCACCACGTTATTCCTCCTGATTTTGGGTACAAAAAAAGCACTTAAATTTCTCTAAATGCTTCATTTATCAAACATAGCTATCAAATCTTTTAAACTTGGTTTGGTCTTCCTAATTCTGTCCCACGCCCTCATTTTTAAGAAAGTAGATAGGTAGATGCCTTTAATTTTAGGCATTTTTCCAGAAAGCTTATACCTTTTTCTAATCTTGTCTTTATTATCCTCGACAAACTTGCTACGAGGCAAAAAGTAAAAGAGAGCCTCGCCTAAAAAACTGATTTCTTCATCAGCTATTTCTATAAGCTCCTCAGGCTTTACAAAAATAGCTCTATTTACTCTATCTTCGCCCCGAGAAAATGCTTTTTCTATAAATGTTTTATCAAGACCCATTTTCTAGCACCTCCAAGCCATAAACTAATAGACCGTCTTCGCTTTCCGTTTTAGAGATAACATTATACTTCAAATTCGGTTTCATCAGATATTCTTTTTCAGGATTAAAATCAGCCAACTCGGCTATATAAGCGCCTGTTTTCTGACCTTTCTTGACAGTAACTTCAAATAATACGTTTGCTCCGTCGCCGTCAAAAGCAAATTCCTTAGCGTAATTTTTATCTAGACTGAATGAAGTAAATGTTTTATCTAGCCTAACTGTTTGGCCAACTTCAAGATCCATATAGCCTAAATCTTCGCCTAAAGCAGATATCGACCCACTTCCGCGATAAGCTTTGAAGTTTTTTTCGGGCGCAAATTTTGAAATGGCTTTTTCTAAGATTGGAATATTCGATTCTGTGTCTTTTACAATATCTAAAGCAAAAGGTAAGTCTTCTGCACTTCCATCGTTTTCAAACCAGAATTTTTCCCGAATTTTTAGCGCTTCGTCAAGTCCATATCGTTTTATGTTGTTGAAATTATGATAGTTTTCTGTCGTGTAAGAATAGATAACACTTCTTTCGTCATCTGTAAGTTCATTATACCACTTCTGATATGATTTTTGTTCTTTGAAAAAGTCATCAATTTCTTTTGATTTACTACTTTCAAATACTTCTTCTTTTTCAAGATTATCTTGATATTCTTTGTGACTTTCAAACTCATCAAGCGTACTACCACCCTCTTTGTAGTCCATTTTGATATGGCCATAAGCCGAGCATCTGCAGTTGGGATGCATCGGAAACATATTCACGCCTTTTTCGACTTTAGCAATCGGGATAGCTTTTTGGTCAAGTGGACCGCAAATGTCGCAAGCACCCGGTTCAGCTACGAAAATCATGTGCGTAAAGCCATTTTCTTTCAGCATGGCCAATTGGGTGTCGGCGTTTATCCTGGCTATTTCAGTCTTGAGCAAGCGCTGCGCATTTGCTTTGCTTGTATCGTACTTTTTGGCCAGACGTCCCATTTCCTGCTTGTAGCCCATCATATCCGTAAAAATACGGCCGAGAGTGCTTGAAACCTCGCCTTGCAAGTTTGCTTGCAGGCCTTTAGATCCCCAAATACGGCTCGAGAATTTCTGGCCGTAAAAATCAGCGTCTAAAATGCTCTGCATTCGCTTTTTCGCCCCGCTGGACGAAATGCCCAAAATGCCAGCTTGACGCTTGTATTCGACTAAATACTCGTCCCTACGTGCCTTATCAAAGACCTCGTTGACTTCAGCGGTTAAATTTTGAATTTCGAGGGCAAGTTCTGCCTTCAGGAGCTCTAATCTGCTGACCTTCATTTTCAAATTGTAGGTCCTGAGCCAAGAATTAGTCTTAGGGCTAAAATCTCTCTCTTTCACCGCTTTTTCAGCTTTCTTGGCAAACTTCGTAACGTCAAATTCAGAAGCTTTTTTCATAGCCTCTTGCTTGGTTAGACCCTCTTTTTTAGCATAAGCTAGATAAAATCTGTCTATTTCTGATTGCATGCGGTCAAAAGACTCTTGATAAAGTCGAGCGAGCACCTTGTCTCTATCTATATCCCGCTTTATCAATTCAGCTTGCGCCTTACGCTCAGCGTTGTAACGCTGATTCTTAGTCGTTTGCTTGTTTGTCATCTGAACCACCTAGAATCTGGCCAATTTCACTGTCGCTAGCTCCATTTTCTTTCAAAATGCGGGCTTGCTCAGTCTTGTAATCGGTGAAGCTAGCGCTGTTCATCAAGGTCTCTTGCGACAGATTGCCGCCCGCTTCAATATACGCTTTAATTTCCGTCCAGACATCCTGCGGAATGTTAGGGTGAAATGTGAAAGTCAACTTGTTTGCTTCGATTGCAGGCTTATTGATTGCCTTGTGGATGTTGCTGATGAGCTCGTACCTGCGACGCAAAGCCTTAGTAAAATAAGCTTCTTTGTCTTTTCGGACTTGCTCAAGACCAATCATCTTGTAAAGTAGAGCAATCCCTGACTGAGTTGAATTAAAACGATCATCTTCGAGATTCGGAATGCGACTAAACCTATGGATATCGTTGGCCAAGCGGTTTTTGTAAGCCTCTGTGCCTTGAACATCATACTGCTTATAGATGTAACCGGCATCAGCTGTTGTTTGTTGACCCGTGGTGCTGATTCCTGTTTGGAGGAGCAGTGTGTTAGCTTCTTTCATCTTAGCAGCGTTCTCGGCAGTTATTCCAATAGCTTCCAAGTCTCCCTTGATTAAGAGCATAGCATCGTTCAGGTCACTCATGTAATTCGCAGTATCCGATTGACTAGCGTCGTATGCGTCAATTAGAGAGATTTCGCTCTCGTAGTCACCCATCCTAAAGCGGTTGTTCCACCATTCGACGACTGGTACATCCTTGTATTCATGCTTCTTCTCGGATTCGACAATCAAATTGATGGAATTGACCGAAAAAGGCTTATAAGAGATGATTCGGTCTTTTGTGTAGACAGTAGCAGAGACCTTATCTGCAAAAATAGGCAGATGCACCGCTGCGATAATGCTCTGCTCGACTGTCAGATCACGAATAACAAACATTTCAAGCGGGCTGATCAAAACAACCCTGTCCACATTATCTTTATCCCTGAAATGATACTCAAATGCTCGGCCATAAACTGATGCATCAAACGCAAGGTCGCTATTCAGAGAATTGATGTCGTTTTGCCACTCAATTTCTTCTATGACCTTCAACTGCTCTTCTTCTGCGCCTTCTAAGATGCCTATCGTGACTGGATTCCCGATGACGTAGCTTGTAGCGAAGCTCGAGATATAGCCACCCCATTTGTGCCGGACACGGTAATCCGCTTTTTCTTTGTCCAACCGTCTGCTGCCTGCTAAAATACTGTAGTTATCACCCTGCGCATACGAAGCCAACACTTGTAACCTTTTTCTTTGAAGATCAAAAAAAGCTTTGATCATGTCCCGAAACGCCTTTTTACCAGCTTCCGTTTTCAAAAGCTCATCGCTTGAAACATATCTAAATTGCTCGTTTGACAATCTGCCAAACCGCAAGCTATCGGACCTTGCTTTAGTAACGGTATCTATTCCGTGCTCAAATTCGTTTACTTTATCCACTTTTTACCTCCTAAACATCTTATTGATGCTACTGATTGTCTTGTTGACATCCAAATCTTTCTTCACTTGGAAAATCCTGTCTTGCAAAGCATACCTGATTGCATCAATACAGTGATTATAGCTATCCACCGGCTCGTTGATGTATTCGTTCGTCTTCTTGTCTTTTTTCCAAGTGTAATTTTCCAGTTCTTCAATCAGCTTCACACACCGCTCATCAACTACCCAGTCGTACTGTAAGAGATACTGGATCCCTTGCATGACCGATCCAGGACCTTTCTGCACATCGATAACCCGAGGGATTCCAAGATTTCGCAATTCCTGATTCGATTTCTTTTCTGCCGAGTCGGCTCTGATTTGCTCTTTAGCATACCCAAGAGCCTTGATGCTCTCTGCGATTTTGTCGTTGGTCAAATTCTTTCTAACAAATTCCTCGACCACATACAGCTTCCTATTCGCATCATCAATCCTGATATGCACCAAAGCTGACGGGTCATTGATAAAACCGTAGTCAAGGCCAAAATAAGCCGGCAGATGCGCCAGCTCGTCTTTGTTTAATAGGCGTTTCTCGTATTTCGGAAATACCAGCTTGTCAAGAGTAGCAAATTCACCCAGAGCATAAATCTTGTAGTAAGCTTCATTACGGTTGGCCAACTCTTCGATATTTTCGATCGTGACCCGATCCAAGAAACGATTATCTTTGTACGAAGTATGGTAAACAACCGTATTTTTTGGTTTCTTGACAAAAAAGGCGTTGTAGGTCCAATTTACCTTGGACACTGGATTAAACATCAAGAAGATTTGTTTCAGCTTGTGTTTCTTATCCCGCAAACGCAAAGTCAGCTGCGTGTAATCGTCTAGCGTGAACTCAGAAGCTTCTTCCATGACCACGTCAGACACACCCTTAATTGACTTGATTTTCTCTGGGTTATCCAATCCCTTGAAGATGAATTGGGCACCGTTTGGTAACTCAATCCGATAAGCTGAATTATTGACCTTGCATTTATCAAGTAGACCCCAAACATCCAAACATTGCTTCACATCCTCAAAGATTGAGTCATAGACCGTCGACCCGACCTTGCGTAGAAAAAGAATCTTGCGTGGGTATTTCCAATCCTGGCAAGCTTTAAATACCACCTTTTGAATAACACCGTGGCTTTTACCGCTTGAAGCGCCGCCGTAGTGAACTTCAGTGAAAGTTGAGTAGTCATTGAGCTTGTCGTAGATATGCTTGTTGAATACTCGGCTAGGTCGGTCAATGACAATATTGATCTTTGGCCTAGTCTTCGTCAGCATCCCAATCACCTACCTTAATTTCGATAGTGCGTTGAGTGATATCGATGTTGTTTTGATACATGCCTAAAGTCTTAGCGTACTTGTCCGATGCTGACAACATTACAGACAAGTCAGGCGGTACTTCCTTGACTGATTGATAACCCTCGCCATCACCAACAAGTTTGACATCTTTAATCTCACGTCTGATAATTTTTGCCCAAAACTGCTGGATATCTACCGAATTGAGCAAAGAAAGCTCTGTCCTGCGCTCGTCAAAGGCATTTTTTAGCTTTTCAACGACTGGCGATATGTGTCCATAAATGTCCATATTCGAAAGCATGTTGTTTGCTTGCTTGCGAGCCGTTTTCTCACTAAAACCAGCTTCTTTTGCTGCTTGCGTAGCGTTTTGAAAACCATTGGCCATGTAATTGAGCACGAAAGACTTCTGCCTGCTCCGAGAGGCTGGCCAGTCTGACATAAGGTCATTTGCTATTGTCTTCAATTCTTCAATTGCTAGTTTTTCACGCTCATTCATGGCCGCCCTTCTTTCCGATAAAACAAAAAGGCAGACACTCATAGGTGCCTTACCCTTAATTCTTGATGATACTATAATAGCACGATTGATTGACCAGTGCACTTAAATCTAGTTCGCATTAGTTCGCATTAGTTCGCAGTTATCAACTACAGCACCCAATTCACGGATTGCATCTTTCTTTTTTTTGTAAAAAGTTGTCTTGCTACAATCAAGATGATCCATCATATCATACACGCTTGCTTTCTGAATATACACCATCCTTAAAATTGTTCGACTTGCAGGTTTAGGCATTTTATCAATCAATTTACTGAGCTCAATTCTGCGCTGGATAGCTTCAGAAGTTGCTTGCTTCATGTACTCTTTCAAGGAATCTTGCATACTAAAAATATCGATGTAACGTTCATCTAATCGAACCCTCTGACCACCTTGAACCTTATCCATGTTCATTTTGGGACTAGAAAGTAAACTAGCTTCAAGATTAGCAAGCTCGTCTATTCGATTCTGTATTTCTTCATCCAAATTCTGTAGTTCATCAAGTAACTCTTTCGCTTTGTTCACTCTCTGTCTCCTTTTATGATATAATAATCTTATTGGATTTTTAGCTGAGGCAGAGAGTGCTTTGGCTTTTTTGTTTTACCAAGTAATATGTATCTTCCTATCAGAGACATATTCCTGTCCTGTAAATAAGTTTTTAGAATAAGTCAATTGATACCCGACTGAAAAACCCTTTCCAAGCCGTTCTCTTAACATTTCCAATGTTCTTTCATTTTCTAATCGATTCCTGAGATATTTATCTCTAACTGACCAAACATCAATTAAATAGCCTGTATAACCTTTTTGAGCAGAAGTTTTTAGTTTTTCTTCTAGGTTATATCTCTTAAAATAACGCTCGAACCATTTTGCGTGACTTTCTGAGCTCAATTGCTGTACTTCATCAAATAATGTCATTTCAACCTCAATCCTTTATTTTTATAATCTTTATTTTTATAATCTTGAAATTCCGTAGTATTCATAACCGCTGCGTCCTGCGATATCTTTCTTCTTTATTCAGACCGTCCAAAATTTTCTTTTTGCGTTGACGTTTATTCAATCGTATGCTCCTTTCTTATTTCTTCAAGTCTTTCTTGTATCGGGTCGATGGTATTCAATTCTTTAAGCCTTGGCCACATTCCGCCTACAAGATTAGAAATGTTTCTGACTTCATTGATTTGTTTAGGTATTTCTTTATAATCCCACCACTCAGAACCATCATATTCTCCTCGCTCTAACCACCAGCCTTTGCCAACAATGACTAAATCGGTAGGAACGTGAGCGGCACCGTATCCGCTATGATAATTCGCTTGCTTAGCAAGTCTCTCGAAATTTTCTTTAGTGATTTTAAAATCTGAACCTTGAATATATCTGACGCCCTCAAACGTTTTGCCGTAGTCTCTTAAAACCTCTAAGGTCTCCTCCCAAAGATTTGTCATTTTACACCTCCTCAATCTCAATCCCTGGGCAATCAAACACCCAGCCAAAGTTAGCTTCTTCCAGCTCTTTGCGAGTGTGAGTTCGCCCTTCGACGATGGTCCCGAGTGTATCAATCCAAATCCAGCTATCGTCATGTTTGATACGAGTCAAAACACCTCCGCTCGAAGAAACATTAGGCATTACAACCTTATACCGCTTTTCTTTCTCGACCTCGTAGCCATCCAGCCATGCTCGAGCGAAGAGGTTTTGGTTGTTAATTTTTCTAACCCATGAAATAAGTTTGTCACTTTTATTCCACTGTTTCATAAAATCTGGATTCATAGCGATATATAACCCTATCGCCAAATTTTCTTTGCAAGCCTCAATCCAATCAGCCACAAACTGCGGGATTTTGACTTTTTCAGATTCGATCATACCCTCGAACTTGCCTTGCTCATATCCCTCGCGCCATTTTGCATGACTGAAATCCCGCTCAAACTCGCCCATGATAGCTTTCAACCAGACTTCCCTGTCATGCAATGGCAATTCTCGCAAGCGAGCTAGTATGTTCTTAACATAGCGCGGTGCTTCTTCAGCATGCCCGGAAGATGGTTCGTCTAGTAGTTCTTCAAAGATTTCTTTAACATCCTCCCACCAAACCGCATAACCCTGAAAATTCCCAATTATTGTTTTTCGTTCCTCTAATTTTTCAATCAATTCCTGCTTATTCATTCCCCAACTCCGTTTTGTTTATTTATTCATTTATTTGTATATTTTAAACAAGGTTACAAGGTTACATCACTTTTCAAAAAACATATTTTATAAAAAACAAGAATGCTGTTATATCAACGTTTATAGCACTTG